TCGAAAGCTGGGAGTATGTAGAAGAGCAAATAGTCTACGATATAGAAGTAGAGGACTGCCATAACTATTTCTTAGATGTTGGCTTTGATGTTTTAGTCCATAACTCAGGAAAGACCTATGCTATTCTTCAAGTGTTATTCTCAAAAGCAATAGCAGACACTTGCACAATAACCGTAGTAGGTCAAGACATACCTAACTTAAAAGTAGGAGCGTTAAGAGACGCAATAGACATCCACAACGCAGACGAGGCAATCAAGCAGCAAGTAACTTTTTACAATCGTAGCGACAGAGTCTTCACTTTTAAGAACGGCTCTATTATTGAGTTCAATTCTTACGACAACGAGCAAGACGCAAAGTCGGGTAAGAGGGACTACCTATTCGTAAATGAGGCTAACGGCATACCTTATAACATATTTGAACAGTTAAGCCTTAGAACTCGTAAGCAAGTGTATCTCGATTATAACCCCGATACAAGCTTCTGGGTTCACGACAAAATTATACCTATGCCAAACGCTGAGTTGATTATCTCAGACCATAGACACAACCCTTTTTTAAGCGATAAGATACGCGAGAAGATAGAAGCTCTAAAGGATAAAGACTTAGATTTATGGAAGGTATACGCAAGGGGCAGAACGGGCAAGATAGAGGGACTAATCTTAAAGAAGTGGTACGTACTAAACGAGAGCTTTGAGGATAAGAACTTAATCGGGTACGGAATAGACTTTGGTTTCACTAACGACCCTACTACTTTAGTAGAGGTAAGGCTGCAAGACGGCGAGCTATGGGTAAAGGAATTAATATACGAGACTGGGCTAACTAATAGAGATATAAGCGATAGGATGGAGGCTTTAGGTATAAGCAAAGGAGCTTTAATAGTGGCAGATAGTGCCGAGCCTAAGAGTATCGAGGAGCTGAGGCGTTTAAGATGGACGATTGACGGAGTTAAGAAGGGAGCAGATAGTATTATGTTTGGAATTAACTTGCTTAAAGGCTACTCAATTAACGTACATTCGTCAAGTAAAAACTTAATAAAAGAATTAGAGCAGTATAAATGGAAGGTAGACAGAAACGGAGATAGTTTAAACGTTCCGATAGATGGCTATAATCACGCAATAGACGCTCTCAGGTATTTAATAATGCATAAATTCAGTAAGAAAGGTTATGGAACATACAAAGTTATCTAAGATGACGGTCGGGCAATACCAGCTAATTAACGAGATAGATAGCACTCTCCCCGTAATGGAGCAGAATATCTACGCAGTAGCAGCGATAAAAGATATTACCTACGAGGAGGCAAGCAAGGTTAAACTAAAAGACTTCGGCTTAATGATGGCAGAGCTAGGAGAGTTTAACATTAAGCAACTAGAGAAGCTGAAAATTAATAGCAAGGTAATTCTCGACGGCAGAGTTTACCACTTAGAGCATAAACCCGAGAAGCTAACAAGCGGTCAGCTATTGGATATAATCAATATTAGGAGCAAGTACCAGGGAGAAGGTGTTAAGGTTATGGATTTACTCTTAGCAGCTATAAGCAAGCCCGAGGGCAAGAACTACGGAGATGATAACCTCAGCTTAAACGAGCGAGCTGCTTTGATCAGGGGTACAGAATTAGACAAGGTTTGGAATATCTTTGTTTTTTTTTGGAATCTTTGGAACGATTACTTGAGCAATACAGAGGACTCTTTGAGCAAGTGGATGAGGGACACTCTGAAGATGACTCGGGAGATTTTGGGCAACGATGGGGACTATTCAGCATAATAGAAGCAATGTCTAAACTCCATAACATAAGCATAGAGCAGACCACTAAACTAGGGGCGATAGAGTTCCTTAATTGGTGGGCTTATATGGTAGAGAAAGCTAACTACGAGAAACAGAAATGACAAAAGAGCAAGAGTTATTATTTAAGTACTTATTAGTCTACTGGCAAAAGCTAATAGATGGGTTTAGGCTTGAGTTAGAAAGAGCCTACCCTTTATCTTCAGGGCTTACCGCCGCAACTATTGACGAGGGTAACGCTACGCCTATAACTATAACCTCTAACGGATATAAGGTTACAATAGTAATGCCTTCCTATTACGAGTATTTAGACGAGGGAGTAAGCGGAGCTAAATACAATACTAACCGCTCTCGATTTAAGTATACAAATAAGATGCCTCCTATAAGTGTTATTCGTAAGTTTATGCTTAATAGGGGTATTAATAGTTGGGAGGAGATAAAGTCTAAAAACCCTGGTCGTACTTACAAAAATACGAGGTCAGGTAAAAAACAAAGTGCTGAGGAGATAAGGCAGTCAATAGCTTTTGTAATTGCTAAAAGTATTTATAACAAAGGAACAGAAGGCTCAAACTTTTATACTAACGTAATTAACGATAAGTCTATACTTGCTTTTGAGGAGAAGCTAAAAGCGAGATTTGCTAATTATGTTATTGACGTAGTTAAAGTAAATTAAATGTGGCGAATGTGCCATAATTAATTATATTTGTAAAAGGTATAGGCGCACTAACTCCCTTTTTCAATAGAACGCAAAAATAGTCAGGTGGCGGAATGGCAGACGCTAAAACCTGTGCAGTTCTCTATAGTGATTAAATCCTTAAGCTAAACGTAATGGTGAGCTGATCTATAGAATGAAGCACTTAATAATTTACAGGTTCGAATCCTGTCCTGACACTGATTTGTACTATTTATTATCTAAAGGACTCGGGCTTGTAAACCAATGAGTCCTTTTTTATTTTAGGCGGTATATACATACAATGGCTATTACCATACAAGACCAACCGACAACAACTTACATAAGACCAGCGTTTGCTCCTATTGAGTATTTATTAAGCTCAAGCAATAGCACGGAGAGCGGATTTAAGATAGTATGCAAGGTATATCTTAACCCAAGCGGAGCGAATACACTTATAAGCACTCAGCAAATAAGCGTAAGACCTTCTACTACTCAGGCCATACTAAGCATTCAGGACGTAGTTAAATCCTTTGTACCTATTACTTACTCCGTACCCAATGGAGATACGGTAGGGCTTATCACTAACGCTTTAAACCAATTTAGGGTTACATTCCAAGAGTATTATAGCGGAGCTTTGCAAGGCTCGGTAGTAACCTCTAACACTATAAGCTCTTTGGCTGCATCTCCTAAATACATTCAGTTTGCTTCTAACGAGTGGCAAGACTACCAACTAGCGACAAGTGCAACGTTTAAAAACTTGCTGAGTAATTTTAGCAATACTATACCCGTTATAAACGCTTTTAGTGGCTCAAACAATTGGTTAAAGGTAAAGACTGACCAAAAGACTCAGATACAATGGGTACAAAGTGGAGCTACTGCAAACTTTAGGGTATGGCTTAAAACCTTAGACGCCTCTTTTAATCAAATCTCACTAAGTCAATTAGACCTAACCACTACCGCAAAGGGTTATTTTGCTTTAGATATTGGCAGACAAGAGGCATCTGCTCACGCTTGGGATACTCCGATAGTATGGACTGCGGCTAAATACTACGCAGTAGCGATATACGACGAGTCTACGACTGAGCTTGTATCTAACGCCTATCTTTACGAGCTTGATGATTGCGATACTAACTACACACCTTACGAGCTGCACTGGCTTAATCGTTGGGGCGGCTTTGATAGCTTTGTCTTTGATGGCAAGAGCAACCAAAATACGGAGATAAACAAGACCTTTGCTAAATACTCACCCGATAGGATAAGCGGAAGTACTTTAGTTTATACAACACAAGCACAACGTACGAGAGCTTTTAACACGGCTACAAGCGAGAGTTATAGTCTTAATAGTAGATTACTCCAAGACTTCGAGGTAAGTGGCTTAGAAGACCTCGTGACAAGTCCAGAAGTTTATTGGAAAAGCGAAGCTGGCTTTGTAAGCGTAAACGTAAGCGGCAGAACCTACCAACACGCTAAGAGCGAGAACGGTTTAGTTTATAGCCTTGCTTTGGATATGGTAATAGATAACTCAGATGAACGTCAATGGTAATAGAGCATATAATAGCCGGGTATTCAATACCGCACAACGAAGGGGCTATACCTCTAACCAAAGAGGCATACGATGTAAACAACCCACAGAAGAGGTTATCGGATTACTCTAAGACTATTACTATACCCGAGGGCAAATTAGTAAATCAAATATTCGAGCACGCTTTCGATGTAAACGTAGATTACTTAACCTTTAATCCTAACCTAAAAACAAGCTACCAAATATTACAAGATGGTGTCTTAGTTATTGACGGTTACTGCCAGCTCTTAGCGATTAAAAATATAGACGGCTTAGTAACTTACGAGATAGCTGCAACGGGTAAAGTAGGCAACCTATTTGAGAAGATAAAAGATAAATATCTGCAAGACTTAGACCTCTCAGCTTTAGACCACGCTTGGACTCAGGCTAACGTAGTAGATAGCTGGACTGCTACAATAGGCGAAGGCTACGTTTATCCTATGATTGACTTAGGAGGTAGAAGCCGTTACGATAATTGGAAGGTTCAAGACTTTAAACCCGCTATTTACCTAAAGCAATATTTAGACGCTATACTCTCTGAGGCTGGATATACTTACGATAGCACCTTTTTAAACACTACGCTATTCAAGAGCTTAATAGTACCATACGCAAGCGGCAAGATATTACTCGATAACGCTGCTATACTCTGTAAGGAGTTTAACGCTGAGCGAAAAACAACTAACCAAACTATCCAATGTCAAAATATAACAAACTATTCTAACTCGGAAAATGGTATTTTATTGTTTAATAACGCCACTACGGGAGATTATTTTAACACTTGCTTAGATGAGTTTGATGTTACTACGGGTAAGTTTATATCTCAAGAAACTAATAGCGTTGCATTTCAAGGCGTAATTAACTTCGATATGATTTATACGCAAAGCGACCCAAATACTACAAGGTATCTTAATAAAATGACTCAAGGGACTTTCGCTTTAGGCTCAAAGAGTTATGTAAATTGTTATTTATGGGAGGAGTTGGATGGAATTTATAGCATTGTTCAGCAATTGTCTTTAGATTTTACAGAGCAAGCAAGAAATACTCCTTTAATTGTAACTACATCGCCTACTACAATTATAGACATATCGGTTTCGTTTATTACGGGTAACATAACTACTAAAGTAGGAGCATCGTATTATTTATCTATTGCAGATGTGGTTTACTCGGGGCTTGAGAGAACAGATGCAACACCTACAAGACCATCGATAATAAGACAAATAGGTCAGAAAAATTATCAAGACTTTAAATTGGTATTAAAGCCTAATTCGACCTTTGCATCTAAGTTAAAAGAAATAGAAATAGGTTTAGGCGATAACATTATTACTCGTTTAGTAGTACCTAAACAGATAAAGCAAAGCGACCTATTAAGCAGCATAATTAAACGCTTCAATCTTTATATTGACTATGACCCGATAGACGAGAATAAGCTAATAATTGAAACTAGAGAGGGCTATCTAATCAATGACAAAGTAGATATAGAGCATAAGTTAGATAGATCAAGAGATTACTTAATTAAGCCTCTAGGAGCTTTAGACGCTGGTAGGTTTATATTCGCTGACCAAGAAGACAAAGACTCGTTAAATGATAACTATAAAAAGGTTTACGATGAGACTTACGGACAAGTAATAATTGACGTAGATAACGACTTTATAACTACGGATAAAACAATAGGGACAATATTCGCACCGACTCCGCTTTACTCAGTAGAGAATAACGATAGGGTTATCTCAGCGATGCTATTCGTTAACGAGAATGGACAAGTAACTGAGGCTACCGCTAAAATTAGGCTGCTATATTGGGGTGGGTTACTACCAACGCAAAAGCCTTGGCGGTTAGGTTTAGATTTATTTATTAACGAGCGAAGTGCTTACCCTTACGCTGGGCATTTAGATAATCCTTATACGCCTACTTTCGATTTGAACTGGGGCGTACCAAAGCAGCTATTTTACAACTTTAACTACGGCAAGGTTTACACCCTCAACTATCCGAATACAAACTGCTATAATTTCTTTTGGAAAAAATATATAGAGGAGATAACGGACAAGAATAGCAAGATACTTGAATGCTATTTAGCTCTGAGACCTTACGACTATAACGAGCTTTCCTTTCGTAAAAACTACTATATTGACGGCAGCTACTGGAGACTATTAAGCGTAGTAGATTATGACGCTACAAGCGGACAAACTACAAAGTGTACATTCTTAAAGGTAGAGCCAAAGTCAGCGTTTGTAGGAGATATAAAGCCTATCTACGGGGGTACGGGTACTTTTGAAGATGGTAACGACTTACCAATAGGCAACGCACTTGTAAAACCTAACGGGAATAGCGGACAGACTCAAGACTCTCTACAATTCGGAGAAAGCGTAAAGGGCGGAACTCGCTCGCTTATTGCTTCGGATAACGTCAGCCAATCCTTAAACTCTGTAAATGCTCTAGTTATTGGGAGTGATTATTCAGAAGTAAACGCTGACAACGTCACTATAATTAACTCGCCTTATACAACGGCAAGCAGACCCGATGAGACTTATATAAACGGGCTATTCGTAGAAAAATTAGCGTCTATCGTAGTACCTACTGACGTACTTAATAACCTAACTTTAGGACTTGAAGTATTGCCTACTTTAGCGGCTGACGAGTTTTACCAAATAACCAGGGGCTATTTGAGGCTAAACGGAGACCCGCCAATGAGTACTCACAAGGTAGGAATAGAAACCTCTGTAATAGGTCACGACTTAGCGGAGATTCCCGCAGCGTTTTTTAGTGAAGCTAATAACGTAGGCTATTTAACTATGTCTGCTCACTTAGAAGACGATATCCACTTCGGGGAGGCTTTAATCCTAAAAGCAAGCAGCGCAATGACTTTCATAGATACAACTTTAACAATTAACTTAGTTTACAGAATTATAAAACTATAATGGCAGACAAAAAAATAGCCTTAGACTTAGAGGTAAATATCAAAAAGGGCGATATGACCCTGGGAGAGTTGAACTCTCAGCTTGAAAACTTAGGAGGCACTATCCAAGAGCAAAAGGATATACTTATTGAATTTGAAAGGGAGTTATTAGAGCTGCAAGCTATCCAATCTCAAACGGCAAAAAGTGACCTAGCTAGACAAACTCAACTTAGAGAGAAGTCGGACGAGCTAAAGGGCGCTATTAAAGACCAAAGGCTCTCTATTAGAGAACTTAGCAACGAGCAAGCTAACGCTTCTACTGCGGTAAAAAATTTAACAAAAGAAAGTCTAAACCAAAGTAAAGTAATACAAGGAATAGATAAAGTTACTGGAGGGTTAGCTACAAAAGTAAAAAAGCTATACGAAGGCTTTGGAGAAGGAGCAAGAGCTATAAAAGGATTTAATGCAAACTTAGGCAATATGACTAAAGCTCTTGTAGCTACTGGCATAGGCGCTTTAGTAGTTGCTTTAGGTTTAGTAGTCGCTTACTGGGACGATATAAAAGGATTAGTAGACGGAGTATCGGGAGAGCAAAAAAAACTCCTTGGCGATACTGAGAAAACCCTAAAGACTAACGAAGAGAATTTAGCAGCTACTGAGGCTTCCGAGAATAGTTTAAAGCTACAAGGCAAAAGCGAGCAAGAAATACTCGACCTTAAAATTAAACAAACAGATGAGGTAATAGCCGCTACCGAACTTTTATTAGAGCAGCAAAAAGAGATTGAAAAATCTCAAAACGCTGCGGCCGAGAGAAACCAAAAAATAGTACAAGGTATAATCGGTTTTATATCAGCACCTATTACTATACTACTTGGAGCAGTAGACGCTCTTACAGATGGGTTAGCAAGATTAGGAGCGATAGACAAAGGCACGG